TGGCCGACGAATTGGCCCATGCCGGCGGCAAGCGTGCTGGCGATATAGTTGGTCAGGCGCGTGTAGTTGTCGCCGTTGGTCGCCGCGTTGCTGCTGGAGTTGTGGCCGCCGCGGACGCCCCAGAAATAACCGCCGGGCTGCGGGTTGGAGATGACGTCGATGCCGTTGCCGAGGAGAACGGCGAGTTCGGCGCTGCTATAGCTGGTGGTTTGACCGGAACCCGGCGTGCCGGATTTCTGAGTGCCGACGACCCCGTAAAGCTGTTTGTTAAGGCTCGATTGTTCGGGCGAGAGGTTGCCGAGACGCCCGGCGGCGAAGCCCTGAGGCGAAACGAGGCGGATGGACCCGTTGACTTGGTCATTCCAGTAGATCCAGTCGCCAAACATCAGTTTGACGCCGTATGTGTCAAGGCCGGCGCCCTGTTTGGTCGCGACGGCGTTGGCGATACTGTCGCCGGAGGGCCCCGTGGCAATCATGTAGAGGCCCTCGGACAGGGCGAACTCAGCTTGCACGGAGTATTGGGTTGGGTCGTCAGCGTCCGCAAGTAGGCCGAGGCTGCAGCCCTGACCACGTAGCGCATAGAGGCCCCGACGGGGCAGAGTGTCCTGGCCGACTAGGGTGGCCGCGGTCACACCGGCGGCGCCGTCCGTGCCGCCCAGAAGGGTCTGGTTGCTGAGGCTGCTCGGTGCGGTGCTGGTCGCGGTGCCGAGCGTCGCGACCACGAGTTGGCTAGGACCGCGTAGGGCGGAGGCGCCCTGATTGATCGCGGCGGCCATGTTCGTCCAAAAGGCGGCCGGTGTGGGGGCAGCGAGATTGTCGAACACCTCCGGCGTGAGGCCCGGCAGCGCGAGGGTCAATCGCCACGTCCCGGCCTGTGAGCCGTTGGTGATGGTAATGGCGATCTGATTGCCGAGGGAGCCGGTGTAGCGCGCGGTTAGCTCGATGGGATAGGCGCCGGCGGCATAGAAAATGGCGTATGTGGCGGCCAGATCGGTGCCGTCTGTGACACGGACACAGCGGAAATTGCTGGCGCCCTGCTGCACGGCGGTGGCGACCTGGGTACCCATGTCGTATTTGCGCGGCATAACCGGGCCGAACAGGCCCGCGTAATCGGCCATTGTGGCGACGATGGTGGGCTGATTGGCCGGGCCCCAGGGTGCGCTGCCGACCATTCCGATGACGTTGGTGGGAACGCCGTTTAGGACGAGGTTCTGGGGCGGGACGATCTGGACGTAGAGATCAGGGACGATCAGGGCCGTGGTGTTTATGGTGCCCTGTTGGACGATCGGCATGGGTTCAGCCCTCCGTCTGGCGGGGTGTAACTTTCACGACGTGTTCGGCGTGATCCGAAGCGAGGATTTGGGTGACAATATCCGGCGCGACGATGACGTCGCCGATGGCGTGCGGGCCGAAGGGTCGCACGACGACGAGGGTTGGCTGCATGGATGCTCCGTTCAGGCGGTGATGATGTCGGCGCCGATGCCCACGGTGCCGAAGAGCATCGATGGTTGGCTGGCGACCAGCGTGGTGGGGAATTCGACGGTGTAGAGCAGGTCGCGGCGGTAGAGGCTTGCGTCCTGGCTCTGGTCGAAGGTGGTTGTCGTGGTGAAGGCGAGTCGTGCGGCTGAGCCGTCCGAAAGGGTCAGGAAAGGCGTGGCGGCGAAGACCGGGTCGAGCGTGGCGCAGATGGCGTCGCGTAGGTCAGGGGTGGGGCACCAGGCCGTGATGCGAAAGGTCTGGACCTGGCGGCGTAGTTCTGTGGTGGCGGTGGCGTCAGCGACTGTGCGGGCCGCGGGGATCGTGCCGGGCGTGAAGACGCTGGCGCCGCTGGCGAGTGCGGGCCGGTTCGCGTTGACGGCCGCCGCGAGGATCGCTGCGACGAGGGCGGGTGTATCGCCTTCTGCAGTGCGATAGACATAAGGCTGGCCTTCGACCAGAAGGCCAGCCAATTGCCCGGGGAGCGCCGTTCCCGAGAAGGTCGCGGTATTTGCCGTGACGCTGACGGTCAGGGTTGGTGTTGCGGGATTGGCAATGGGCGCGACCGGGTAGCGGGTGGTGACGCGGGTGGCGCCGGGGACGGGGAAGATGGTTACGTTGACGCGCCCGGCGGCGAGGTCGGCGTCCAGCGCGGCGGCGTTGGGCCAGCCGCGGAAGATGCGAACCGTTGCGGCGACTGCGCTGGGCCCCGCGAGGCCGGTGGGATAGAGGGCGGTTGCGGCGAGGAGGGCGAGTGCGTTTTCGGCATCGGCTTGACTGGGCATCAGGTGGCCGCCTGTTTGGCGAGGATCCGCCAGCCGAGGTTGGAATACTCGCACGTGCCGATGGTGTAAGCGCGCCCTAGATCGTCGCGGATGATATCCGCGGCACGGAGCGGCACGGGTGTATCTGGCAGGAGAACGGTCCAGGACGGAATATTCGCGTCGCTCGGGAGGTCGCCAGGTGACCCGGATCCGGCTGTGAGGATGGAGCCGGGCCAGGCGGTCAGCAGGGGGGTAGCTGTGGCGGCGAGGACACCGCCATAGGTGTTGACGCCGGGCGTGGTGGGGGCGGCCGGGCGGGAGAGGCTCAGCACCCGGTTGGTGAGGATGCAGAGACTGGGTAGGAGCGCGGGTTGGGCCGCAATGAAGAAAACTCCTGCCGGACCGCGCAGATAGTCGCCGGCCTGCGTATAGGCACTGTCGAAAATACCGAACCAGGTTGCGCGCCCGTAGCCGTTCGGGTGCTTGAAATTTGGGTCTTCAGCGTTGAACGCGGCGGGCAGGCGGAGGTAGCGGTTTGCTGCGGCAAGCGGATGATCGGCCGAGGTGGGACGAAACGCATCGTAGGGAGCGCCTATGTGGCGGGCGGCGGCGCCCAGGCCGCGGGCGATGCGATCCTGGAGATGGTGTTGGTGCATAGGTCTTCCTGCGGGCGCGTAGCCGGGTGCTGCGTTAGACGACGAGGTTCAGACTCTGCGCGTTGATCAGGGCCGCACCGGGCGGGATGCCAAGAAAGCCGCATAGCCGGCGGCCCCAATCCTGTTCGAGGCGCTGACGGTCCCGCATTTCGGATGGGTTGCGGGTCCAGACGGCGGCGGTCTCGGTGTCGAGGTTTTCGGCGGCGTTGGGGATCGCGGCCTCGAACGCGCGAAGGTTGGAGAGGTGCTGCCGGAGCACTGATTCCTCCGAGGGGGAGAGGTTATTGAGACGGTATTCCATGGCGCCGTAGGCTTGGTAGAACCGCCAACCCATGTTGCCGGCGACGCCGGCGCCGTAGGCGGGATAGCCGCAGAAGCGGCGGACGTCGGTTTTTTCTGCATCGCACAGCATGGCGGCTGGCTCCAGATCATATGGTTTAGCCGACGTGTTCGATCATGACGGCGCGTTTGTAGGACGCGTTGGTGGCGGTCGGGATGATGGTGGGGTTGGTCGTGGTATCGCTGGGCGCGCAGAACCCGCCGATCCAGTACCAGGACTGGGCGATGATCTGCTGCAAGCGGTCGATCGGCTCGCGGGTGACCATGGCGACGCCGTCGACCATGGCAACGATGCTGTCTTTGGGCGCCACGTCATCGGCGGCCATGCCGGCGAAGTCGCCCTCGATCAGGGCGCCTTTGCCGCAAATGATGGGACGGCGGATGACGGCGCCGGCGATGGTGGGGTGGGGCTGGACGTAGGCCTCCGTGGTGGGGATGAACCGCAGACCGAGGAAGTCGTTGATCATGCCCTGTTTGAAGACCTGGTTCGCCGATGTTGCGCCTTGGAAGAGGCGCTGGAAGTCTTGGTCCGCGAAGAGTTGCCGGGCGCTGACCGGGTCGAGGTAGCAGTTGTAGACGCCCTCCACGTCTGGCACGGCGTTGACGCGGAGCTTGGCGACGGCATCTAACAGGTTGGCCATGGCGAGCGTGTCGGTGGCGACCAGGCCGGTCGTGGTGGTCCGCGCGTTGGGGCGGATGATCACGCTGGCGTTGGCGGCCTGGACGGGGTTGCCGGCGGTAGCGTCCGCGACGGTGGCGCTGGTGGAGAGGGTGAGTACGCCGGAGACGCCGCCTGGCGTGGTGGAGACGTTGGTGGTGTCGGCGACCGTACCGACAAGTGTATAGGCGTCGCTGCCGATGGTAATGGTGAGAGGGTAGGTGCCGCTGACGGGCGTTTGGACGCCGTTGTTGAACACGGTCATGAAGCCGCGGATGTCATCGACGCTGACCGCTGGACCAGCGGAGCCGATTGTGACGCGAACGCGGGTGTTGCCGCCGAAATAGGGTGCGAACAGGGCGTTGCGGGCCAGTTCATCGAGGGAACGCGCGGCCTGTTCGCCGTTCACATATGCGTTTTGTAGGAATTGGCTGGCTATGCCGACGCGGGCGGTGACCATGTTCAGGTCTGTGGTAGACGCATAATGGTTGATGCTGATGGTGTATTGTTCGACACCCCAGGTGGACGGGGTTAGGCCGTTGTCGAGGTTGGTGTTGGTCGCGGGGGCCAAGGGTGTGGTAACGGAGGGCTTGAGGCCGACGCGGGTCTTGGTGAGGGTTTCGCCGATTCCGACGGCGAAGGGTTCGCGGTCGGCGATGGCGCGGTAGCCGAGGCGGGAGGTTAGGGCTGACTCGAACTCGCGCTCGAGGAAACCCTGTTGGATGATGGGCTGAAGCGTCAGCGGGAAATTTTGGATGCCCATGTGGGGTCCTTGCGGTATTTGGGAGTCGTTGGATGGCGCAACCGCGGATGAACATATCGGTGGACGGCGACGGGGCCGTGCTTTCGTTCCTGCCGGGGAGCGGGGCGGAGGGCGCGCTGACGTTGAGCGCCGATCAGGCGGTGGTGGGGCCGGCGTGGACGGTGCGGCCGGAGGCGATGACGGAGGGCTCGATGCTGGCGTTTGCGCACCCGGCGTATGGGACGGTCGGGTTCGTGCTGGGGGCGGCGGACATCGAGAAGATGGTGCGGGCGCTGACGAGCCACCTGGGGATGGTGCATTCCGGGGAGGTCGGGGAGGCCCGGAATTAGCGGTGGCGGATTATTTGTAGGGGTTTAGGTCCGGGTATTGGGTGATTGCGGGTTCGATGAGGTAGTCGAACATATAGGCCATCACGTGTGCGACGCTGCCCCGTAGAGCTACGAAGTCTGCCTCGGATAGGGCGGGCGATCTGTCTAGCAGGATCGCGTTTAGTTCGATCGAAGCAAGGTGGCATTTTTCTAATAAATGCTCAGCTGTTTCTTTATCTATTAGTCACCGTTCCTGCACTTCCAGTAGCATGCGTAAAACGCGACGTATCCTGGATCACTCCGTGGCGATGGAAGCAGATGGTTACACTCATCCCAACATTACTCATGACCGCGCCGGTTGCCGATCGGACGGAGAAGTGATGACGCTGACATGTTTGGTGTTTAAGTGCCAGTGCCCGTCCCAAACCAGCCATGCGCTTGCCTTCCTTGGGTTTCCCACCCCATACGTCAACTCCTCTTAATGAGTTGTTCGCGCGCGAGACGCCATTCTTTGTGGGTCATCTCCTTGGCAGTCTTTTGCTGGGGTGCCTCGGGGGCGGGGGGCGGGGCGGGATGGCTGCTGTTTTGCTGTTTGAAGGCCCAGGGCTTTTCCCGCTTCAGACGGGACAGCGCAGCCGGTGCATCCGGC